CTGGACGTGGCTGGTCGGCATGGACGCCTGGCGCCGCGTGGTCACCCTCGACCGCTGGCAGATGCCCTGGGCTGCCACCAAGGCCCGGATCATGGAGATCGTGGGCCAGACCCCCGTGGTGGCCGACGCGACCGGCGTCGGGGACGCCATTGTCAGCGACCTGCAGCAGATGGGCGCCGTCATCACCCCCCACGTCTTCACCCAGCCGTCGAAACTGCGCCTCATGCAGCGCCTCATTGCCGCGTTCCAGAACAAGGAACTGCTGGTCCGGGCGGTGGACCACGAAGCGGCGCTGCAGGCCGAGCTGGAAGCGTTCGAGTTCACCTACACCGCCTCCGGTGTGCGCTACGAGGCCCCGCCGGGACTCCACGACGACGGCGTGATGGCGCTGGCTTTGGCCCTCCACGGCTGGGATCGGGTGCAGGGGGTGCCGCCGGAAGGGGTTGCCCCTTGGCAACCGACCGGGGACGACCCTAATCTTCGGCAGGAGGGGGAGAACCTGGTGGCTGCACCCGCCACTCACACCGCCCCCGGTGACTTTGCCGCCCAACTTCCTGCCGGATGGTAGCGCCGATGGCCAAACCGATGGAGCCCCGGACGAAAAAGGAGCGCGGCATGGACGCCGTGCTGGAACGGACCAAGGAATTCAACAAACCGCCGAAAAAGCGCCCGATCCTGCGGAAAAAGGGGAAAAACACCCCGATGCCCCCCGGAAAAGGTGCGGCCAAAGGCCCCGGCATGACCGTGATGATCGCGGTCGGGATGCCCAAGAAAGGCGCCAAAGGAGGCCCCATGCCCATGCCCGGTGAGCGCCCGAAGTCCAAGGACGAGATCATCGCCCGCCTCGAAGCCCGCATCGCCCAGCTGGAGGCCAAGCTGGCCGAAAACGAGGGCGAGATGGAGGACGAAGGCGAGGAGATGGACGCCGAGTACGAGGACGAGGAGGACTAGTGCCCAGCACCCCGGCGTGGCAGCGGAAAGCCGGTCAAAACCCGGAAGGCGGCCTCAACGCCAAGGGCCGCGCCTCGCTCCGCGCCGAGGGGCGGGACATCAAACCCCCCGTCTCGGCCAAGGAAGCGGCTGCCAGCCCCGCCAAGGCCAAGCGTCGGGTGGCATTCTGCCGCCGGATGGAAGGAGCCAAGAAAAAACTCACCAGCGCCAAGACGGCGCGTGACCCCAACTCGCGGATCAACAAGAGTCTGCGGAAGTGGGACTGCTAGAACGAAACACCGCATGGGTTCGAGGCTCAAACTGGCCGAGCGCCGGTCTCCAAAACCGGAGGTTGAAGGTTCGATTCCTTCCGGGCCCGTTTTCCCCCTTCTGTGAGGACACGATGCCAGGCTTTCGCAACAGCATCACAGGCACCATCGCGGCGAACGCGGCCAACGTCACGCTGGCGTGGCGCGAGTTCTTTAACGGCGGCGTCGGCGTGCAGGTCACCGGCACGTTCAGCGGGACGCTGCAGTTCGAGATGACCATCGACGGCACCAACTACGTCGCCGTCCAGGCCACCAGCGTGACCACGGGCACCGCGGCGACGACCACGACGGCGACCGGCGTGTTTTTCTTCAACGTCGTTGGGGCCAACGCCGTCCGGGTCGCCAGTACTGCGTGGACGAGCGGAACGGCCACGCTGACCATCGTCGGCCTCCCCGGCTAACACATGACCGCCCCCGCCGGCCTCAGCCGCCGCCGTCGCCGTGGTGTTCAGGCAATCACGGTGGCGTTTGATCCGCTCCAGCTGTTTGCGAACGGAGAGCCTGGTGCATGGTATGACCCCAGCGACGTGACAACCATGTTCCAGGACAGCGCCGGAACCACGCCGGTAACGACCTTGGGGCAGCCTGTGGGGCGAATCCTTGACAAGAGCGGGCTTGGCAACCACGCCATTCAGCCTACGTCGGCGTCGCGCCCATTGTGGGATGCCCGTATCAATGTCTTGCTGGGAACGACAACGCTAGCTACGCAAAGTGTCACTGTCAGCGCGGTGTCTTATGTGTTGTCGTTTAGTGGGACGGGCACGGTCACCCTATCTGGTGCGTCAACGGCAGGGCCGCTGGTCGGCACGGGCGTTGGCCAGCGCGTGTCGCTAACCTTCACGCCAACGGCAGGCACGCTGACGCTGACGGTCAGTGGAACGGTGACTGACGCAGACTTGCGCTTTTCCTCAAACGCCGCGTATGCCTATCAGCGCGTGACTACCGCGACAGATTACGCAGATGTAAGCGCGCCGCGCATGTTGCTGTTTGACGGGGTGGACGATTCGCTGTACACGGCGGCATCGGTCAACCTGTCCACGACGGACAAGTTGACGCTGTGGGCCGGAGTGTACAAGAACAGCGATGCTGCAATCGGCGTGATTCTTGAGTTGACAACGGCGGCGACAGCCAATGCTTTTTTCCTTGCCCATTCGCTGACTGGTCCTACGCGCCGCTTTGCGTTTTTGTCCGCAGGAACCTCAAGCGCCCTTGTCGGCAGCAGTGCAGCAGCCTATGCCGCGCCAGTTTCTGCCGTTGCAACGGGAATTGGAAACATCAGTGCGCCCAATTGTGTCTTGCGGTTAAACGGTGTGCAGGATGCTGCTTCGACTGCCAGTCAGGGCACTGGCAATTACAGCAACGCCGTGCTGTACATCGGGCGTCGCAACAACGCCACGCTACCGTTCAACGGCAAGCTAGGCCAGTGTATTATTCGCGGCGCTGCAACGGACGCTGGCACCATATCGGCAGCCGAACTGTACGTTGCACAGCGCACTGGGGTGACACTGTGAGCTATGCGTTTCGCACTTTTGTCGTGCCAGCCGCGAACGCCCATCTGGCGCGGGCATTGTGCGCGCTGGAATCTGGAGGCGAGGGCATGTTTACCGCAGGCTTGTCGTCCACAGGCCAGGAACCTGCCACGCATTATGTCAGTACCGGACTGGTGCCAGGCGCCCTTGGTGCGGCCTCGCCGTGTAGCGTGTGGGAGCAGGACGCCAATGGCCGGTGGGTGAAGGTATCGCACGACCCAGGCCGCCCAGACGCGGTATATGCAGCGTCTCAGGCAGCCAATCCGCCTGTAAGCTGCACGCTGGCCGATGTTGAAATGCTTTTTGTCGCGTCGGACGTGACAGGGCAAGACCCGTGGACAGCGTTTGGCCGTCTTGGCTTGCGCCCCGTGCAAACGATGAAGCCAGTCACCCATGTCTGACGCCGCACATGTTCTCTGGGCCATTGTGGCGGCCTACGCCGTCTGGCGGTTGGCGGCGGTCGTGGAGCTATTTGCGCCAGTCCGTGCATCGGAAGCGGCGGACGCCATCGAGGACGTGGACATCCCGGAGGATCTGGTGGCGCTCGCCATGACCCAAAGCGAAGGGTGGGCGCAGGAGGACACGATCAAGGCAATCCGTGAGCGGTACGAGCAACTGCGCGACTGGAACCGAGTCCGGGCCGCGTTCGGCATCGGCCGCATCGACGACTAAGAGGACACCCGGATGACCATGCCCCCGCTGGATTTCGATGCGCCGATGGACCCGCTGGACGATGTCCAGGGCGAGGAGGCGCTGGGCGTGGATTTCGACGCGCTGGTGCGTGAGGCGCTGGGCGAGTCGGCCAATCCGCTCTCGCCCAACGAGCAGGTCGCGCCCAACCCGCCGGACAAGGACGGCCGCACCAAGGCCGAACGCCTGAACGCGCTCCGCAAGGCGCTCTACGGCGCCGACTTTCCGCTGGCCGACCCCGCCACCGCGTCCGACATGGACGCCTGGGCGTCGTGGACGCGCGGGCTGTGGGAGTCGCGGCGCGAGTCCGTGCAGATGCATTTGCACTTGGTCGAGCGCAACCGCCTGTTCCGCGCCGGGCAGCAGTGGATCTCGTCCAACGGGCTGGGCCCGTGGCGCGAACCGGCCCGACCGCGTGACGCCGCGCGCGTGGTGTACAACATGGTGGACAAGGCGCTGGACCAGCGGATGCAGATCATCATGGATCAGCGTCCGGGATTCAGCGTCACGCCGACCACGCAAGACCCCGAGGACCGGCGCAAGGCCCAAGCGCAGCAAGTGGCGCTGGAGTACCAGCACGAACAGCAGCAGATGATGCGGATCGGGCGGGAGGCCGTGTTCTGGGCGCAGACGGACGGCGTGGCCTTCTGGCATCAAGGGTGGGACCCCGACCGGGGGCCGTGGGACGAGCGCATGGGGGACCGGCCGGGCGAGCGCAAGCCGCTGGGCGACCTCGTCACGCAGACGCTGCGGGTCGAACAGGTGCGCGTGGCGCCCAACGCCACCGCCAGCATCCCACCGTACTGGGTCATCATCCGGGAGGTGATCTCGCGTTCCGAGGCGGCGTTCCGCTACGGCGTGACCGGGCTGGACGCCGCCGACACCACGCTGGCCACAGGCAACGCCCCGACCTACAACGGGTCGGAAGGGCTGGGCGCGTGGGTATTGACCCAGACAACCATCGGGGAAGGGCAGCGGCTGCGCGACGAGGACGTGACCGAGCGGTTCACGGTCTATGTGGCGCCCCACGCCGACGCGCTCCCCGAGGGGCTGCACCTGGTCGTGGTAGGCGACAAGGTCGTGTTTGGGCCGGACCGGCTGATGTGGGGCGTCATCCCCGTCGTCCCCGTGCGCGACGGCTCCAGCGACCCGTCGTACTTCCCGCGCCCCGTGATGGAGCAGTGGCTGGACCACCAGATGCGGGTCAACGCCCTGCTCTCCAAGTGGGTCGAGAACATCCGCGTCAACGCAGGCGGGCGCTTCCTGACGCGCCCCAACGCCATCGCCACCGAGACGTTCATGGGCGGGGTCACGTCCATGATCGAAATCCGGGGCGCTGGCCCCATGAGCGACACGATCCAGCCGGTGCAGGGGTTCAGCGTCGGGCAGGACGTGAAGGAGGCGCTGGCGCTGGAAAAGACCGCGTTCGAGGACGCCTCGGGCTGG